ATCTCAACTGTAAGTGCTGAAACTGGGGTAGGTACTATTTTTATACTTGAGTTGTCACGCCTTGCATAATATCTAGGCGTTCCTGTAGATGCACTTACAGGCCAGTAGTCATTCACATACTCTACTGTCCTTTGAAGAAGGCTTGTAACTGTTGTTCCTGTGCTTACTTTATAGTTTACATTGCGAACAATTCTTGCTCTATCATTTAAAGATACAGTTCCTGCATTACCAGCCGACACAGAAATATTAGTATACTCTGTTAAGCCAGCATCATCAAGATCTTTAACCATACGTAGTTCTGTCTTATATACTATAGCAGACACCTGAGTAGCAAACTCCGTAGAGCCGTTCTCAGTCGTATTGATTAGGTCTGTCTTTAAGTAAGAGTAATTCGGCATACTAACCTACATATAAAGTAATGTGGGGAAGCATAGCTCCAGTACCTGAAGTGCTACACGAAACTACACCGTAAGCAGGTACTCCTAATTCTCCTATATACATATCATTAGAATCTAAAGCTCCTACACGATAACGTATAGCTGATCCTTTTGCAGTTTTATTTGTGATCTGTCTTGCACCAGTAATGTCTATACCACCTGCTAGTGTAGAGTAGGTATGTATAGCTAAGAGTCTTGTTACTGTTGGACTGCCAAGTGAGTTACCATCTACATCTTCATTGTTATTACCTAAAGTTAGGTTAGTATCTACATATTTAAATACAGTTTTAACATCTCCGTTAATACTTGCATTAGTAGCTACTTTAATATTTGTACTCATATCTTCTCCTTATAATAATGAGGGAAAGGGTATTACCTCTCCCCCATATATTAATTAACCTGCGCTACCGAAGTAACCACGCCAATCAGAAACACCAAAGCTATAACGCTCCCGTGCTTTGAAACGAAGATTGCCTGTATCGAAGTCAGGCTCCATCTTAGTCTGAAGTGGAGTACGGTTAAACATCTTAGCACCATTAGGTACATCAGTCTTGACAAAGTAAGAGTCAGTGTCTGTGAACCTACGGTTGATGAAGTAACCATTTGGTAACATACCAAGGTGACGAATGGCATTGATCGCATTCGTATTTGGGTTAGCCGCTAGTTCACTCGTCTGAGTGTTACCGGGACTAGACATAATACGATCTGCAATTGCCCATGAATCAACTGGGATATGTAGGCTTTCTGCACTTGCACCAATTAAGATACCACGATCATCAGAAATCTTCTGAACATTCGTGAGAATGGTTTCAAGTGTAGCTTCGGATAGATCAGCAGCAGCAGCTAAGTTGCTTTGACCTCCAGCAGCTATGGTTGGGTGTGCAGCAGAGAAGAAAGGCTGACCATCACCAATAGTGGTAGCGAAACCATTATTGAATAGGTTAGCAGCTTTTACCTGCTTAGTGTTAGCCATTGCACGAGCAAGACCTCTAGCACGAAGCTTGGCAAACGTATCATATAGATTGTCTTCCATTGCTTCTTCTGTGATGGCGAATGCCAATGCTACAGTCTCAGCCGTATAACGGGCTACATAACTCTCTTGTGCGTCATCATAACTGACAGCAGCACCTTCACCTTTAGTTGGCGCAGAGCCAAATCCAGTGAATAGTACTTCTTCTTCAAAAGCACGATCTGAGTTTTCGATTTCATAAAGAGGCTCATGTTCGTTATTAACCTCCCCATACTCAAGTCCAAACACAGCATTTAAGCCGGGTAGGAGTTCTTTGCTAATACTAGCTCTATTTATAGCCATTGTAAATCCTCCTTACTAAGCACTAGATGCTGTTGCCGTGACATAATTATCACGGTGGGTGTTAAGATAAACTTCCACGATTGGATATGCGTCAGTACCATTTTCGTCAGGTAATTGCGCCCTACCGATAACCCTTGCAGCAAGTTCTGTCTCTGCACCTGAAGAAGCCATTAGGTAGTAACTGGATTGACCAGTTGTGGTATTGCCTGAAGATGCTGTTGAACTAACTGTAACATTGTAGTTTTTTACAATTAGAGTTTCAGCAGCCGAAAGTGTTAGTGAACATTGAATATGATAAGTTTGATCGGGATTAGTAATCACGAAAAACTTAATATCTGAGGCACTAGTTCCACCCGTCCAATAACGTGAGAACTTCTGTTCTCCATTTTCAACATACTGGCAGCCCATGAATATTCCAGAAGGTTTCAAAGTTGCAGCAATAAAAGGACTTATTGTTGCAAAGTTTGCACCCGGAAGTACCACTGGATCTCCAGTAAAAATGTTGTTAGTTGGCGTTCCTGCAAGGCCAGTAGATGACCATGCAATCATATCAGTGACTGCTTCATTATTGTAGCCGCCACCTTTCATACGAGCAGGAGTAAAGCCACGAAATGCTTTAGTAGTAGACATATGTTTCTCCTAAGTTATAAAAGAAAAGCTTAATCTTGAAAAGACGGTTGCCTTCCTTTTGTTATTACTGATTTACTTGAATTTGTAATCGGCATACGAGAGTTATTGCCCTTCATGAGTTGTGCATTTACTGCATCCATCATTTCATTTGACTTATTCTCATAATGCTTCCTTCTAGCCTTTACCTTTCCTGCTGGCATCTTTGCCAACGCTAAGTCTCCACGACAGACTGTGCCAGTGTAACGGCCTTCTTTCCTTACGAAGGATGTAATTGCAAGTTCAGGAACCTCATCAGGAGTGACAAATACCCAACCCTGTTGTTGTTTCTTGCCTATATTAGAGATATCATCTTGGCCTTTTACAGATATGCGTAACCATCGTAATGACATTCCGTCATTGTCAAATCTCGCTTCTACCTCTTCGGGTATTTTGAGGGCATCCGTCTCCTCGAAGGTCCATTCTTCTTCTCTTGTATTTGCTTCTCTACTTGTATTACTACGTACTTCATTTCGTGTAGTCATTCTTTTTCTCCCACGTTAGTTTATATTTGTGTAACCGTCTGAGTTATCAACTTTTAATTTCTCAGCGGCATATCTTTCAAGTGGTATATCCCATTTCTGTGCTAGTCGAACATCTTCTTTTGATAGCTTGACTTTCTTAGAATTGGTTGGGGATGAACGTGACCCCCCCGATACTACTTGAGCAGGTGTTGCTATAGTTTCCTGCACACGGTTTTGATCTTCTCCAAACTTATGTGGAAAAGCCGACTTAACTCTTTTATTAATTTCTTTATAAAAGTCTTGATCTTCTGGATCATAACCTTCTCCCTTTAACTCTGCGTCTATTGCTAGAGCAGCAGCAGTCATAACATTATCTGTTCCAAACCAATCGTTATCAGCAGCCCACTTCTCTGCCCTTGGATCAGTTCTTTGAGGACGTTGTGGTTGAGGTCGTGCCTGTTGTGGTACTACCTCTTCCTCTATTTCCTTATAATTACTTTGAGCAGCAGTGACAGCCTTAAGATCTATCTGAGCATCGTTAAGCATTTCTTGTGCTTTTAGAACTCTATCTTTGTCACCTTCTTCAAAGGCTTCGGTATATACTGCTCTTGCTAACTCTATCTTATCAGTTAATTGTTTTTGAGAAGCATCTAAACTAGTCTTACCTAATGTATTTACTTCTTTATCTTTTGTTCTGAGGTTAGTATTTAGTTCCTCATTTTTTTGGATGAGAGCTTGAATATGATTATCACGTTCTTTACGTTCAAAGAGAAGTTTCTTTATTCTCTTTTCTGCTCCTTTAGTTTCGATACCTGCTAGTTCTGGAGCTTCTTTTTCTTCTTCAACAACTTCTTCCTTCTGTACTTCTACTTCAGGCTTCTGCTCTTCTTGTGGCTCTTCAAATTCAATTTCAATTTGTTCTGGCTCTTCATTCTGAACACTAACTGTGTTCCAATTGTCTTCTTCCATTTCTTATCCTTCCGCTGTTTACGAAACAAACGATTTACGTAAAATTTTATATACTCTATTATACCACATAATTAACGATTTCGCAAATTAATTCGAGGCACGACCTAAATTAAATGTAGGATCAAGATCTTTAGGATCTTCTAATCGCATAGTTATCTGATCATCGAATAGTAAGATAAAGCGAACACCCTTGTAAAAGAGCTTAGTTCCTATGAGTTTTCCATAAGAAACATGATCGCCTACCTTACACCATGCACCAGTAGGGAACTTATCTTTATCGAAGTAAGCTAAGTCTCCTAATGCTACTACCTTACCTACAGTTGTTAAGTAAGACATGTCGTCTTTAGTAGAGTCAGGAATAATAATACCACCTTTAGTCACACTCTTAACTGATACAGGTCGTACTAATACATGAAAGCCGGGAAGCTCTGGCAGCACTTCAGGGTCTGCTACTTCTTCCGTATCTGTAATCCACTTATCATTTTTAACTGATCCACCTAAATGTTGTTCTCGCATTTTAGTCTTCATCTCCATATGTTCGTTTTTTAATAATATCTGTTAAACTATTCCTAGCCCACTCAAGACTAGAAATAGACCCAACAAGCTGACGGTAGTGAGCATAGTCTTCTGCTCCACCGTTTCCTAATGAAATACGTAGAGTGTTAATCTCTAGATTAAACTCTTTTATTACCTCATCTCAAACTTCCATTACAGTAGTTTACCACCCTTGTAGTTCTTACGAGTAGCTTTAACTGGTTCTGGCATTACATAGGAATACTCATCCCATTCATTGTTCGCACCTACAAGTTGGTTGTCACCATATACTTCTGGTGTATTACCTGCACCTGTCCATGCATCACCCATAGGAACTTTTCCATTTGGTATATGAGTAATATAACCATTACCTTTATATTTTACATCAGGCTTAACATGCTCAATGTAACCTTTACCTTTCTTCATCATTAGTCTTCTCCTTTTCTATTAGATCTTTTAAGTTACGTTCTGCTGTTCTATTATCTTCACTCATTTGTTTCTCTTCTTCAACTGCTAGTTTACCTAGAACATCCATAGACTTAATGTCTTTCTTAGATTCTCTATCTAATGCAGCTTTTTCTTTCTTAAAGTTATCAGCAGCACCTGACTTAAGCATATCAATAATCTGTTCGTTCTCATCAAGTTCAAGTTGCTTATTCTTAAGTTCCATCTCAGCAGCTTGTACAACTGTATCAGATTGTAGTTTCTGTTTCTGAAGTTCTACTTTAGCTTGTTCAAGAGCTACGAGTTGTTGTTCAGGTGACTGAGCCATACCAGCAGCCTGATTAGCATTCATAACTTTTTGTGCAGCTTGAGCCATTACCATTTCAACTACAGATGGATTCTGTTGTTGTTCTGGTGGTAG